CACCACAATACAATACAAGTGTTCCTGATTATTCTTTCAACATAGATTTAAAACAGTTATGTACATACGGTGATATTCAACTGGAGCATAAATCTAACGAAACACCAAGATTGTTTTGTAGAAAAAATTACAATTATTCATATGAGGTAACACAATGATTTTGAAGATAGCAGATATGGATTTTGTTTTTTTAAGTGTAGATGAACCCAGTGCTGAAAAGAATTTTGCGGATTTAAAAAGAAAAGTGCCGTGGGCAAAACGTGTTCATGGTGTCAAAGGCTTTGACACAGCACATAAAAAGGCGGCAGAAGTATCTGACACTGACAGATTTATCACAGTTGATGCTGATACACAAATACATGACAGTTTTTTAAATACGATAGTTGATTTAAATTCATTAGGATTAGACAACACTTACCAATTAAGTTGGTGTGGACATATTGATCTTAATGGATTAAGATACGGCAACGGCAGTTTAAAATGTTGGACAAAAGATTTTGTAAAAAATATGCGGACTCATGAAAATCACGATGGTGAAGCAAATAGTGAAAATAAAAATGTAATAGAGTTTTGTCATTTTCCAAATTACTATCAATTCAACGATAATCATTCGGTCAGTTACATAGATGGATCTGCATACCAGGCTTGGAGAGCAGGTTTTAGAGAAGGTGTTAAAATGAGTTTGGATAAAAATGTACGCCAAGCACCAAAAGATTTATGGTGGCAAAACTATCAAAGATTACTTGTATGGATGACTGTGGGACAGGACAATCCTTATGGTATTCATGCTATCCATGGTGCAAGAACAGGATGTTATCTTACAATGTGTACAGATTGGGACATTGGTCAAGCAAATGAATATAGATTCTTTGAAAGATATTGGAGATTTGAACTTCATGATGACATTAAAGTTGATTTTTATCAAGACAGTATTGAACTAGGAAAAAAGATCAATAATGAACACGAGATTGATTTACCTATAAATCCGCTAACAGCAGAACAAAGTAAATTTTTTAAGAAAGTTTATTATAATACTCCAAGAATAATAAGGAAATCAAGATAATGTATGATATTGTGTTTATAAGTTACAACGAAGCATTAGCAGATCACAATTTTAAACTGTTGTGTGACCGTTTTCCTATTGCCCAACGAGTAAAAGGAGTTAAAGGAATTCACAAAGCACATATAGAAGCCGCAGAAGTATCTATGACAAAAATGTTTTGGGTAGTAGACGCTGACGCTCAAATAGTAAAAGATTTTAATTTTGACTACAATGTTGATCAATATAATTTAGATACAGTTCATGTATGGCAAAGTGTAAATCCTATAAATGATTTACAGTATGGATATGGCGGTGTTAAACTGTTGCCCAAACAATTAACTTTAGATATGGATACTACCACAACTGATATGACTACTAGTATTTCTAAAAATTTTAAAGCAATAAAACAAGTATCTAACATCACAGCATTCAATTCTGATCCTTTCAGTGCTTGGAAGTCAGCATTCAGAGAATGTGTAAAATTAAGTTCTAAAGTCATTGATAGACAATTGGATGATGAAACAGAACAAAGATTAGATACTTGGTGTACTAAAGGCTCTGATAGACCATATGGTGATTTCGCAATAGAAGGGGCCAAGTCTGGCAGAAAATTTGGCACAGAACAAAAAGACAAATTGAATTACATTAATGATTTTGATTGGCTTAAAAAACATTTTGAGGAGACCTGCAGTGTCAGTACCTACTACTAAAATACCATTTGATAATATAATCAAGTTTGGACAACAAACAATGCTAGAAAAGAAATTGTTCAATGTGAGTTGGATATTAAGCAGATTCTGTAATTATGATTGTTCATATTGCTGGCCCTACGCACACAGTAAATTGACTGATCATAGACCTCTTGAGCAATATCAACAAACTATTGAAGAAATTAAAAAACAAGCAAGAGCAAATGGATTTTATGACTTTCATTTCAGTTTTTCGGGTGGCGAGCCAACAGCATATAAAAAATTTTTAGAATTAATTGAGTATTACAGTAAAGACAAAATCGCTAGTTATCAAAGCATACACATGACAACTAATTTAAGTCCTGGAATGAAATGGTGGCAACGTTGGTTAGATACAACGAAAAATTTATCAAGACGATCAATCACAGCCAGTTTTCATCATGAATTCGCCAATGAACAAGAATTTGGAGATAAGATTCTTATGCTTACAGATCATGATGTCTTTGTTACAATAAATCAAGTGATGGTGCCTGAATTGTTTGAAGACCTATATGCTAGATGTAAAAGATTTCATGAAAGAGGAATCAATGTTACTTTAAAACCTCAAAGTGATCCCACAGCAAGTTTTATTGTTGATGGTTACACTGACAAACAAAAAGAACTTTTACAACAAGGTTTCCCACAACAGTTTCCAGAAAAATATTACAACAACTTTGATAGTTTTGAATCAAACTGGGCAGATAGAATTGATAATAAAATATATCAACTTAAACTTATAGACAGTAAAAATAAAGAACATTTTTTAGATCAAGCAGAAAGATTAAATGCGTTTGGATTTAACAAGTTTAAAGGTTGGAACTGTAATGCTGGTTATCAAAGTTGTATAATAAGAGAGCCAGGTGGAGAGATAAAAAGAGCATATAGTTGTAAAGATGAGCCGTTAGGCACAATTGATACAGGATTTAATCTGTTTAAAAACCATGCGCCTTGTATAACAGATAGTTGTGTTAGTTCTGCAGACAGCAAAATACCAAAGCAAAGAAAGATGGATTTTTTAGAGCATTGGGAATCGGAAGATGAAGTTATGGAAATAAGCAGAAAACAATCTAAACTATTTAAAAAGGAAAGACAGAATGTATAAACTTGAAGACATAAGAGATATTCACTTAGAAGTTACAAGTAGATGTCAGGCAAAATGTCCTATGTGTCCTAGAAGAATTAATGGCGGACCGTTGAATCCTTTTATACATTTGGATGATATTACATTAGAAACTTTCAAAAAATGGTTTCCCGAAGATTTTATTAAACAATTGAACAGTTTGTTTATGTGCGGAAATTTAGGAGATCCAATTGTGACTAGAGATACACTTGAAATCTATCAACATTTACGAGCAACTAATCCTAATATAGCACTTGCCATGCACACAAATGGAAGTGCTAAAGATCAAGAATGGTGGAGAAAGTTGGCAAAAGAAAAAGTAAGAGTAACCTTTGGATTAGATGGGTTGAAAGACACAAATCATCTGTATAGAATATCTACAGATTTTGATAAAATTATTTCAAATGCTAACGCATTTATTGGAGCAGGTGGATTCGCAAAATGGCATATGCTGGTGTTTAAACACAATGAACATCAAGTTGAAGAAGCAAGACAAATGTCCAAGGACTTAGGTTTTAAGACATTTACTACTAAACACACTTCGAGATTCAATAATGGTCAGTTGCAGGTAATAGATGAAAAGGGAAATCCTTTACATAAATTAGAGCCTACACAAAAAAGTGCAGATATGATAGCACTTGTTAAAGAATCACAAAGTGAAGCAAAGCCGACTATTGTGTGTAAAGCAGTAAAAAACAAACAATTATATGTGAGTGCTTGTGGTAATGTATCTCCTTGTTGTTGGTTGGATATGGAATGGATTCCGCCTATGCAGGCAAGTAGAATAGATTATATGGATAGAATTGGAGAATTTCCTAATTTAAATACAAGTAGTCTAAAGGAAATATTTGATGGAGGTTACTTTGACAAAATTGAAAAAACTTGGGGACACACACCTTTACAAGAATGTGGTAAGCAGTGTGGTTCTTTCGACAAACTAGGAGCCCAATTTGAAAATTGATATTAAAGATGTGCTGTATTGGATGGATGCTATCAGACAATCTGATGATAGATATCGTACTCTTGAAAGTTTTTGGAAAGGACAAATCAACAGCAAAGTTTGGTTGATTGACACACTGAAACAGTATTTCCAAAGAGTGCCATATAACATTGTGATATGTGGCGGATGGAATGGAGTAATGGCAACATTGTTGTTCAACAGCGATCTGGATATTTTAAAAATTACTTCCGTGGATAAAGATCCTGCTTGTGAGCCTATTGCTTACACAATGAACAAAGATTATGAAATGCGTGGACAGTTTGCGGCTATCACTGAAAACATTATCGATTATAAAAATTATACCAAACACAACTTAATAATCAACACTGCCTGCGAACACATGACACCAGAAGAATATAATAATTGGATATCAGCATTACCTAATAATACACAAATAATATTACAAAGTAACAATTATTTTGACAACAAGGAACACGTTAATTGTCAAAAAGATTTAATCACATTCAAACAAAACTGTGGCTTACAAGTTTCTTCTGCTTCTGAATTGGAAACGGAAAAATATAAAAGATTTATGATAATAGGAGTTAAAAATGGATACAGCAACTAAAGTATTCAATAAATTTAAAGATGGCACACTGCCTTGGTTGGAGTTAGATATGAGTTTCAAACCATACATAGATCACGTGGAGTTTGCCAAATTGGAACATCACTATGTGCCTCACAGAGATAAAGAAACACACACAGGTTGGAGTAGTTGTTGTCTGCATGGATTAGGAGTAGACAAAACACAGGTTGCTAAAGAATATGGCTATGACGATGAATTGAATGCTCCTTATGAATGGACAGAACTATCGCAGATAGCACCAGCGGCAAAAATGTTCTGGGACAAATTTCCTGCTGAAAGATACAGTAGAATACGTTTCATGAAATTAGCGCCTGCTGGAAGAATTGATTGGCACAATGACCATCCAGGTCATCAACTGCCAGAAGATTTGTGCGAATACTTGATTCCAATAAATGTTGCTGTGGTTCATCCAGCACTGTGCTACATGAACATTGAAGACCACGGGCTAGTGCCTTTTGGACACGGCAAAGTATTTTTAATCAATATATTGAAAAATCATGAAGTGGTTAATAATTCTAATGTGGAAAGAATACACATGATTGCCCAAGCACACATAGGCAACAAAAGACAACAATTTAATGAACTATTAGATAGGAGTATAAAAAAATATGGCATTTCAATATGATGCACAGAACAAAAAACATGATATAATTTTTATTCTTGAAAGTAATTTTCACGCAATAAAAAATAATTCTGCTAAAGAATTAATACAAAACATTGCTGAATATCAAATTGGGAATTTAAACACTATGGGATATGATGTACAGGTGTCTATATCTGAAGATGTAACACTCAGCAAAGTAGCAGACAAATACGATTATGCTGTGGTGTTTACGCCTGATACAGAGTTTCAAGGTGAATCATTTTTTAAACATCTGCATAAATTGATTGAACAAGATTTTTATATCGCAGGACACGTACTTGATAGGAAAGAAGGATACTATGAACTGCATGAACAATGCTATGTTATCAATCTTAAAAAGCATAAAGAATATGAACTACCTGAAATAGGTGAGTTAAAAAGAGATTCAGAACATTTTACTTCAGAACCTATTAGAAGTGAAGAAAACTTCCACGATGATTATACACCATTATGGGTTAAGCCAGGCACAGAATTGAAAACCTACAAACACAAATGGCATGGTTGGAATATAATCAGAGTTGCACTAGACAATAAAGAAAATATAATTGTTTTTGATGAAGATATTAGAGTGAGTAAAAAATGTTATTATGCCCAACACGAAACGGACTTTAATGAAAACAGCAAACAAATTTTTAAAAAATACAATCAAAGTGCTAATAGATTGTTTTATCCGATTAACACAGAAGAACTTCAGTCAGTATCCATAGGAACAATTAAACAATTAATAACGCCTGCTAGTGGCTTTAATTGGTTAAAGTATTTAGATAAACATGGGTATGACGAGGAAACTGAAGTTGTGTTTTATGATTACAATCCTAATGCTTTGTATTACATGGAACAAACAATTAAAGAATTTGATGGTGGTGATTACCATAAGTTTTTAAAATCAAAAAATAGACACAAGACACCTGATTGGTTAAATTCTAAATTAGAAATTGCCGAATACTTCGACACAGTAAGTAAGTTGTGGCACATAAAAGATAAAATTAAATTTAAATTTGTTGAATGTGATCTGTTGAATGAATTTACTATTAAACCAAAAAACGATAGAAATGTTATATTCAACATCAGCAATATTTTCGCATATGAACCAACTGTGCCTTTTGTTCCAACAAAACAAAGAGTGTTCAAACAAAATCAGTTATTAAAACTGTTAAAAGAAAAATATAGCAAAATTCAATTAATTGTATCACAACACGCCTGGACTGGATTTGTAGATTATGATATAGACGCAGGTCCTGTAAAAGACTTCTATGAAGTTGATATTGAAACATTAAAAGCACCAATGTGGCGTTTTGGTAGAGAATGGGCAAATCCTAAAGACCCTTGGGAGGAAGATGAACAAGAATAAAAGCAGTTGTACTTTTTGTATGCATCCTTTTACAGGATTGGCTACTAGAGAAGATGGAGCAATAAAAGTATGTTGTCGTAGTCTTCCTATTGCTAACATCAAGGACATGAGTTTAGAAGAAGCATGGAACTCAGATGCTATGAAAGAAGTTAGACGTCAAGTTTTAAATGATGAAAGACCAGATGTGTGCCAGCCTTGTTTTGATTTAGAAGACCAAGGAGTACAAAGTTTAAGACAAAGACACATCACAGATTCATCACCAGAATCAAGAAGCAATTTGTATCCAAATGCTTTAGACAGTTTACAAAGTGATTATTCAATGCCATTTGAATTGCCTACTATGGAGATTAAAATAAACAATCTTTGTAATCTTAAATGTAGAATGTGTAATCCTTTGGACAGTACACAATGGAAAGATTGGGGAAGTATAGTATCACACTATGAAAAGGAAGGCAATTATCTTGTAGACGCAGTAAAAAATTTAGGATTAGAAAAAGCACCATATGTTGGTTTGTTTGAGGACAAAATGCATTTCTGGGATAACTTGGAAAAACTTTTACCCTATTTCAAGCGTGTTGAATTTGCTGGTGGTGAACCGCTTATGGATCCATCACATTATAAAATTTTAGATTTACTTTCTAAAAACGGAAAAAACATTGAAATAAAATACGCAACTAACGGTACAACCTTAGGTATAAAGGGTGGCAGAACAGTTCACGAGTATTGGCCCAAGTTTAAAAGTGTTGCTGTGAATGTAAGTATAGATGGGTTACACGACACATATGAATATATCAGAGGTAATGGTAAGTTTTCAGATGTTGAATACAACATTAAAGAAATGAAAAAGATACCAACAGTAAGTCGTATTGTAGGAGCATTCACAGTGCAAGCCAACAACATATTACAAATAGATAAGGTCATTGATTACTTTTTAAATGAAATGCAGATTGTATTTTACAGTCATAGAGTAAATTATCCAAGAGCCTTATCGGCACAGGTTTTACCGGAGGATTTAAAACAAGCAGTGGTTGTAAAACTAGAAGCAATGAAAAGTAAAATTAAGGATTATAAAATTGTTAAAAAACATCCTGTGCTAGAAAAGATTACACTACAACAGATTCAAGACAATATCAACTTTTTACAAGCAAGAGACTTACACGAACATTGGAATGATTGTATAGATTTCAATAGAAAATTAGATGAAACAAGAAACCAAGGACCTTTTGAAAAAATAAATCCGGAGTTTGCTGAATATGTTTAGAGTTGAACATTTATACAAACACGTACAGGAAAGTGTAAAGGTGGAATGGAATCTTGGCAAAAGATGTAATTATGATTGTTCCTATTGTCCAGCAGAGATACATGACAATACCAGTAAACACACTGATATAAAAATTTTAAAAAATGCTGTTGATTCTTTAGTGACATCAATGCCAGATTTAAGAACCAAAGTTAGAATTAGTTTTACTGGAGGTGAACCTTGTGTGCATCCAAAATTTTTACAACTGTTAGAATACGCAAGACCAAAAGTAAGTTGGCTTAATATTACAACAAATGGAACGAGAACTGGCAAATATTATACGCATCTTTTAGACAATTTGGTAGATCATTTGGTATTCAGTTTACACTTTGAATACGATTACCAAAAAGTACTGAATTCAATTTTAAGGGCCGCACAAGGGTCTAAAAACAAAAATATACTTGTACACGTAATGATGCTTCCAGGACGTTTATACGACGTCAGAGACGTTTGTAGACACCTTTCTGAGGAAGGAATAAAGTTTGCTTTGCGACCAATTCGTTGGACAAAAACACATGATATTTTTGAAGACATGAATAGATATTCACCAGAGGAAATAGATTTTTTGAAATTGGAAAACCATAATCCACCACACAATGTTTTGATAGATAATGGACCAAAAACTTGTAATGTTAATGATATGTTAATCCAAAAAACAAATCAATTTAAAGGTTGGAAATGCAATGCAGGACTTGAAAGTTTAATGATTAATTGGGACGGTGATGTCCACAGAGCAACTTGTAGAGTGGGTGGTAGTTTAGGAAATATTTACGAAGGAACTTTTAACAAACCAACGGAGCCAATTGACTGCACAAGAGATTGGTGTACGTGTGCCGCAGATATAAACATCACTAAAACTAAATCTTAAATTTGTCTAATAAACTTTCTGGCTGACACATACAAGTATTGCGTTTGTCACAAATTTTTGGTTTTATATCAGGATTAAATTTACTTACAAAGTCCGGATCGTATATATTGTAATTTTCAAACAGTTTAGTTCTACAAGCACTTGTAATTAATCCTGCAGGATCAATCATCATACTGTCAACACCTATATTACACATCCAACCTCTGAAGTCATTCTGCTTGTTTAATACTATCCAATTACGATTTACTTTTTTCTTGGACCCATCCTCAAACTGTATAGTGGGTTCACTTTTCAAATGTTTCCTGTGTGTCCACAAATGCCATAAACTAGGTCTTCTTTTTGTAGGTTTGGCAACAAATGCTTTTTGTTCTTCTGTGTAGTTGATTGTTCTATGCATAACTTCCATAGCACTTATGAACCAATCGTATTTGCTTTGTTTAAATTTTTCAATCATGTCTAAGCATACGTCCCATTGTGTAGGATCCATTAAAACCATTGCGTTAGGACTTCTATCCAGTTCGTGCAGTGTGTCTGCCACTTCAATAAAGTGTGGTATGTCGCACTGTTTCCAATGAGCACTTAATAAAATTTTATCAAACACTTGACCATATTTGCGCCACCATCTAACAGTTCTACTGCCGTTTGAACTAATAGTGATATAAGATGGAATCATTTTTCTTATTTCAGTTACAAATACTCCTAACTTGGGCCACAGTGTTGGTTCTCCTCCTACAATGTGTAATTCAAGTTTTGTTTTGCCAATTGCTTTATACTTTTCAAATAAATGTTTAAAGTTTAATACTAATTGATCCATATCATCAGTCCATCTATGCGTACCTTCATGCGATCCTTCAAAGCAATACCAACAAGAGAAATTACAGGTATTGCCAATCATGAATTCTATACGTAAGACTTCTTTAGGTTGTGGATTCCATACTTGTACTATGTTCATAATAAATGTTTCAACTCCGGAAATATTGTTTTAGCATCAACTCCTCTGATAGCATCTAATTTATTTACATACTCTTTGAAGCCTGGAAGTAGATTGCTGTGATCTTTTTGATTCATGTGTTTAATTACTGCACCCCAACGACGCCAACCATATGGGTTATGTTTCCAATATTCATCATCTTGTCTGTAGTTGTGCCACAGCCAATCTTTAAACTCCATAAATCTTTCTTCAACTTCTTGTTTGTCTTCTTTGGGCAGTATTTGAATACTTAAAAAGGTTGGTATGTACAACAAGTGCATATTAACAAGTCCGCCACCCATCTGCACTCCTCCAGGCACAGTACCTGCATTTAATTTTTTGAATCCACTTTGTACTTTCCATTTCATAAAGTCTGGTAGGTGTTTAACATTGAAAATTTGTATAGCAGTCGCTAAACTGGTTTGTATGTTGTCTGGAGTATTATCCAACATATGTAAATTTTTTTCCACAGTGTCCCAATCGGTTGGAAAACGTATGTACTCATCACGTTTGCCCATTGCGTCCATACTCACAGCAAACTTAACTTTCTTAAATTTACTCCACAGATCAATCAAATCTTCGTCAACTAATATGCCGTTTGAGTTGTAACGCAACAGTATCTTGTCTTGATAACCTTGACGTATGATCTCTTCTATAAATTGTTTGTGTTCTTTAATCATTAAAGGTTCACCACCAGCAAAATAAACTTGTTTTAAGTTTGGTATTTGTTTGTACATTTCTTGCCAGAATGTTTCTTTTTCATGCCACTTGTTATTGAATTCTTTTTTATTCCATTGAAGTTGATCTTTAACGTCTTTGTTTTCTAACTGTGGCATTAATGTTTGCCAATCTTTTACCCATTTAGAACTGTCGTGTGGTGAACACATCACACACTTTATATTACAAGTATGTCCTAAACGTAGGTCCAAATACATAAGTTCTTCTGGCACTGTGCCATCTTCTTTTGTTTGTCTTAACAATTCAGGAATATCAACACCGTCCTTGTACCACGTGCCTGTTTCCCATATACGTTTTGATACAACTCCAACTTTTTCTTCTTCAAAACATTTACGACAACTAGCAGGTATGTTACCAGCCATCATAGTTGTTCTAACACTTTTCATATATTCGTTATTCCAAGCACTCATAGGAGTATCTTTTCCAAAGTTTGCTGGTGTGCCATCTTCTTTCTTTATGATTCCAACTTCGTGGTCGGAACCAGCGCCGCTGGCGTTCGCTGAACAGCACAGTCGCATATCACCATTGGGTCTAGTAGCAAAGTGTATCCATGGAAGAATACAAAATGTAGAACTGCCAGAGACTGATTGTAGTTCCTTTTGCCATTTACCCAATTGAGTATCTTCTGGATTTTGCCAATATTCGTTATGGTCTGACATATAATCTCCTATGTATTGTATCGCATAACAATTGATTTGATTTTACACCCGGGTGCATATCATCTGTTGCTTTGTCTATATACACAATACCATCACTGTGTAAATTTTCTACTTGAATGAAATCTGGTTTATTTTTATTTAATTCCTCAGGTGTGGCAGGATAGTGAATGTAATGTACATCTTGTTTCTGTAGATATAAATCTGCGTGTTGTATGTTAAACCAACTTTTCATTGCGTAATCTTTTTCACTCAGATACTCTGCCCATTTGCGTTCTTGATGTGTTTTGGCCCATGGGCCTAATCTATCTCTAAAGAAAGGAAATTTATGCGGAAAGTTAAACAACATATCTCTTACAAAGTGAGTCCACATTATAACAACAATATCATCTGGTTGGTAATTAAATTTTAACACATTGTAAAGTATCTCAGTATTGCTTGAACCAGGAAAAGATTCATTTACACATTCTACTTTAAGTTTCTTTGCCAACATAGATGCCCAACCCATTTTACTTGGTTTTAAGTTGTGTAACTTATTGAACATCCAATTATTACAGTCAGGTAATCCTGTACCATAAGCATATGAACATCCGAAAGTTATCAATCTTGACATTTGCTTACTCCCCACTCTCTTTCTTTACACCAGAAACATTTACCGCACACAGGCACGGGCGACCCTGGCACATATGTCTTGTAATCCAAGTCTTCAAAGATTTCAGGATATGTGTCTCGATCACCTTCACAACTGCGAGTAAGACTGAATAGGTCCATTATGCCTAATTTTTTGAATTGAGCAACTATCCAATCCTTCTGTACATATGTGAATGGGTGACAAGCCAAGCCGCCCATGTGTGGTTTGATCAATCGGTCTAATGTAGCATCTTCGATATCTCGATCCATTAGACGACCGTCAAATTCTTTGTCAGGATTCTTGGTTACACCACAGTACCAAGCATCCAATTTTTCTTTATGAGCCACGTATTCTGCGTGTGCTCTTAATTCTATTTGATTACCGCTTTTTAATTTTCCATATTCATCTATAATATTAGGTCCTTTTGATCCCCATTCTAAGTCAGGAGCAATGAAATTTTCATGTCTTGTAAATTGTATTTTAGGAAAAGAATTTTTTAACCAACCAAAAACATCTAAACTGTTGTGCCTCTGCCAAGGTCTGGTTTTCCAACATCGCACATTGGTTATGATATGAACATTTGTTTCAGAATTCAATTGAGAAATAATACTACACAACAGCACACTCATCAAGGCACTGTCTGCACCACCACTAACACTGATACCAATATTTTTCCATTTAGGATCAAATGGAAATACCACGCCGTTTATGTCATGAAGAATATCACTATAGGCACTAGATTGGTATAGAGACTTTATGTTTTCTAATTTTGGCATAAGTGGACATTTTTATTTATCGCTATTAACTACGCACATTATAATTTACGATAAGTACAACATAATGTTACAAAAATTAGAAACCAAAACTGATTCCAAAATATTGTTTGATTTAGTAAAGCATTTACCAGAAGGGAAAAATGTTTTAAATCGACCAACAGGAAATTTTTTCTATGATGCCTGGGAAGTATTACCAGAATATAAAGGCACTGCCATTGAAGATTTATTAAAACAGTTGCCTGATCATGGTGAAGCAAGAGTAATTGTAATGAAACCAGGTGAAAGTTATTCTGCCCATGCTGATATAGATGATAGATATCATATCACGTTGGATGCTGAGCAAAGTTTTCTACATGATATCGAAAATGAAATGATGTATGCCACTAAACCTGACAATACAGTGTACCTAATGAATGCAGGACTGCTTCATTCAGCCTCAAATTATGGATATAAGAACAGGTACCAATTAGTGATTCGTAAAAGATTACAACATAACAACATGATGAACGATCCAAGACAGGTTATGATGACATCTAAAGACCCTGCTTACAATTTGAGATATCTTTTTGACAGTTCATTTTCAATTTTGCTCAATAAAATGGCAAAAGAAAAACAAATTGATTCTTTTGCGAGAATAAACGACACAACAATAAAATTTTTATGTGAAGGTTCTAAAATAAATGATTTGTTGAAGATGCAACAGATATGTGGGTTTGAAATAGATATTGTATATGCTTGATTGGAATAAATTTTACAAATTTAAAGGAGGACTCGCTGTGACGAATATGCTTTACGAGCCTCTTGTTAGCAATGATAAAAAAATTTTTTGTATGAACTGGAACCCAAACACGTATTTTGAGAACACAGAAATGACAGATGAACTTTACAACTATTGGTTTAGTAGAGAAGTAATGTATTTGTTTATATTAAAAAATAAAAATTATATTCCTGAAGTTATCAATATAGATTACAAAAAAAGAAAGATTACCTTTCGCTGGTATGACAAAAGTCTACATTGGTTATTGAAAACAAGACAAATTGACAGTATTCCAAATTGGCAAGACAAAATAAAAGCCATTAAAGATGATTTAGAAAAGGATAACACATACAAAATCAATATGTACCCGCACACCTTTTTCTTTGACGATGAAGATAACGCACACATCATGGATTTATACGGTTGCACAGATGTGAATACAAAATATTTAGATGTCAAGTATCTTAAACCTCTTATACGTAATGATAGATTTGATAAATTTATAGTAAACGACCAATTAGACACACATGAATTGTATAATGAAACTATTAAAACTAACTATGGCGAATGGCCAGGAGATTTTTTAAATGCTTGAGTTTGTGGGTAACTGTAATCATATCCTTAATTGGAACGAAATTATAAATGAGGTGCAAGACCAAGAAGGTAAAGTTGCTTGTAAATATCTTCCAGTAAAAGATGTACCTGAATTAAAAGAAATTGATGATGCTTTATCTACTGTAGGCACTTATAACAGACAATCCATAGAATGGATTAATTACTATCCAGGCAATGAGTTTTCAATGGAGGTTTCGCAGAAGTTTGGAGAATTTGTTGGTGCACCAAGAATGATTAAATGTTGGATATCAAAAATATATCCAGGCAAAACTGCTCCATGGCATTGGGATTGGGACGTAGATTGGAAAAAATACGTTGAACAAGGCAATCCAGTGAGATACACAGCGATGATAAATGAACCTGCTCCAGGACATGTCTTTATTGTAGGCAATGAAGCACTGTACAATGAAAAGCAAGGAGATGTTCATAAGTGGCCTGACTTTAAATCATATCACGGAGGAACCAACTGTGGACTTGTACCTAAATTTAATTTTAACTATTTGGCATACGCAGAATGAAACAGTATATAGGAAATTGTAGTGATGTAATAGATTGGGCATCAGTTGTTGAATCTATTAAAAATTCTAAACCAGCATATCAAGGACCGAGACACACAAAGAATGATGATCTACCTGGCATAAAAGAAATCAGTGAAGCATGGGACAAAGCAGGATACACACTGGCATCTGAAGGTGGCACAATTGGCTGGGATATGTGTATACCTGAAACTAATTTTGATAGAAGTGTTGTAGATAAATTTTCCGATTATGTTGGAGTTGATGTTTTAAGTTGTTGGGTCAGTGTTATACATCAAGGTAATCATGCTCCTTGGCACTGGGACACACAAGACAACGAAGAAGAATTACGCAAATTAAACAACATAGAAAGATTTCATGTACACATGGAGGATACACATCCTGGACACGTTTTAATTGTTGAAGATGAATTGTATTATAATGCCAAAGCAGGTGACGTGTTCAAGTGGCCAGATAGAAATGCGTGGCACGCCGGTTCCAATTGTGGACAAAGACCCAAATACATATTCAACTTTTTTGGGACAAAAAGATAACAATGAAAAAAACACTTCAATTTGATTATTTTCCATTATTGAGATCCAGTTATGATGCCAATGAATTAGTGACTGAAGGTCTTTTAAAAGATGAATTAAATGTGTATTGGAACAAAAACAATATTTTTAAAGATATTCAATCCAGTAAAGAAACTGCAGAGCATGGTTTTATCAAACGCACAGTGGATATTGAACTGCTAGATGAAAACAAATTAGTTTTAGACAACACTCAAACTTGGCACAATGAAGAAAGCATCAAGTTGAATGCTGAAATAAATTTAAATCGCAAACAGGAAGATGTGTGGAATCTACAGTTCCTTTATAATTTAACTACTACAAACAATGATGATTACAAAAGTTTTAATGAAAAATTTGGAATACTAGATGAAATGTTTCATTTCAAACTGAATGGTGAAGCATTGCTAGTGAATGAAAAAGTAGAGGGTGGTAGAAGAATTTTTGCTGAAAAAGAATTTTTCTATACCGGTATGCATCCAATAATGTTTGAACTGGAAGAATATGGAACAGGTCTTGAGAAGGACAGTAGATTCATACAGATTGTGAGGTTCACAATATGAAATTAGTAATTACTGGACACACATCACCAATGGGCAAAGAAGTATACGAACATTATAAGAAAACACATGAATGTTTGGGCATAAGCAGAGCAACAGGATATGATCTAAACAAACAAGAAGATCAAGACAGATTAGTATCTGAAGTGTTGGCTCGAGACGTATTTTTAAATATTGCCCATATAGGAACAACACAGTCCACTCTATTATTAAAATTGAAGCAACGTTGGTCACCTGAGGCGCCTCTTAAAAAAGTAATCACAGTTGGTTCTTTAGCAACCAAAGTGCCAAAAAAATTATTAGATCAAGTAGGAATAGATCAACAATATCTAAAAGACAAACATCACATAGATGCTGTTAATAATTCTTTGGCAAATGAAATGCCATTTGGTTCTCAGTTACAATTCAGTCTTGTAAGAGTTTTGAATTATGGAGAAAAGACCGGTGAACGAACTGGAGAGCCTACCTGCACTGTAAAAGACATTGTTCGTACAATTGATTATTTGATTGAAGAACCTATGTATGTGTCTCAACTGGATGTTAGACGTTTCTAATATACCAAATCTTTAAACAAATCAAGAGCATCTTCAAACTGTATATGAGTGTTATCTTTTATTGTTAGCAAATGATAACTCAAAGTCCAACGTGGCTCACTGGTATTAAAATTGTGTGTTGAATGCAGTTGTCCTACATTCAGCAAACTGGGTTTATTAATCACTGCTTCGTGTACTACATCACAGTCTTCCACTTCAGCATGATAAAATTTATCAACTGGAATATCAACATCTATATCTTTGAAGTAAACCTCTTTGTGGTAATCTGAGTTATCGCGTTCTGTTTGAATTAATGATTCATCTTTTACTTTGTACCATCTCACAATACTGTCTTGAGGACCCCACGTAAAGTTTATGTTTGATGAATTGTTTAATGTAGGTGCGTCATTGTGCATAGGCAACCCGCCTCCATTGGGTCCATTATAAAATGCTTCACATACATTAGAAGGTTTCAGACCAAACTGTTTTAACCAATCAACAAATCGTTCATCCCAATGTTCTCTGGTAGCACACCATTCATGCCAATTTTCGCCACGCATATTTTCAGGTTTAGATTTAAAACAATCTGGAAACTTATGCTCAAACGGCAATTTTACATAACGGTGATATATGTTTTTATTCATATGTTACTTCCTTGAATATATTTAATGCTTTTTCAAACTGTAAATGTGTATAATCCTTATTAAGTAAAAAATAACATAGTGACCATCTTCCCTGTGTGGAATCAGGATTGTATGTAGAATGAAGTTGTCCAACATTAATTAAACTGGGTTGACTAATTACCTTTTCACATACCATATCGCAATCGTCTTCACTATCACAAATTAATTCATTGTGCTTGTTATTAGAGTCAAAGTGATCCACAATGTCTGGCTTGACGACTTCAGTAATGTGTGAACTGTCGGTGATATCTGTTTTTAACAATGATTCATTTTTTATTTTCCACCATCTTGTGGTACTAGTATTAGGTCCCCACGTAAAGTTAATCTTTGTAGCATTGGTTATAGTGCTTGTATCATTGTGTATGTGCACCTTTCCTTTATTTGGTGGAGTATATATTCCTTCAGTTACATTGGATACAATTACATCAAATGATTCAATCCAATCTATTACCGATTGATCTAGGTCCTTTTTAGGAACAAATATAACTTCTGACTGAGACGGTTCATGTGCGAAGCAACTTGGCTTTCTATGTTCTACAGGTAATTTGACATAACGATGATACATTTTAATAGTTAGGCAAATGATCTATACCTATCTGCTTTCTAAATTTGTCTGTGAAAACACAGTCTATTCTTAAGCCATATTCTTGTTCATTGCTGACATCACCTCCATGCCAATCCTGATCATTCCAAAATGCCGCATTGGCATTGATGTATGTTTTATTTTTTGCTTCAGGATCCCATATGTAGAATCCTCTTTTTGTGCTGTACCTTATGTGTATGAATTCATTTTTGTGATCAGTGTATCCTTGATTGTCTCCGTGCTTGCCATCAAGGTCTCTGTGTTCAAAAGGTTTTCCGTCGTGTTCGCAATGGAAGAATATCACTCTTCCTATGCTTTCTATGACGCCCGTGTTTACTAATTCTTTTATCCAAGCAACTACTCCTGGAAAATATTTTGCTTCTTCTGTGATGTTTCGTTCAGCATTTCTATGATCCCAATCTCCTTCTTCCCAAAGGAAATAATATATGTAAGGATCATTTGCTCCTAAAACTGATTTCAAGTAACGTGTAAACTGATTGCGTGTTTTATAATCTTTGATGTTTGCGTACAAGTCATCGCCATTTTTCCGGATTGGATCACTTTCTGGCAGTGCTTTGTATTCTTCCAAAGCCATATAAATTGGTTTCCAATTCAATTGATAACTCATATCTTTTGGATCAAAACCTGGTGACATCCAAGTACCTTCTTTGGCATATTCTCGTGCGAGAGCAAAGCCTCTACATATTTCTGGATGTAGATTTCTGAAACCTTCTATGTCTATGTGTTCGTCTAAACCAATATATGGACGACCGCCAATTCCTCTAATCATCAAAGTATTTACTGTTTAAATACAAGTATATTATGGCTTTTGAATTGGTACCATATTCGGATAGATTTGATCTAACAGAATTCTACAACACAGCCAAGCAGAAAGGATTTGTCAACAACAGTTCTAAAAAAATGTTGATAGACTCTTTGTCTAAAGAAGATAGATGGCAAGTTTGGTTATTGTGTTGGAAAGGAAAAGTTATAGGGTCAACTGCGGCTCATTCATTTCCTGAGATGGGTCCTGACAGTTATCGTATTGCTTGTAGAATATGTACATTTACAGATGCTTTACCTAAAGAATATCAAGTAGTGCGTACACGAGATACAATTAGGAATCATCAAACAACTACACAACAATTTTTTCAACCAGCAGGTATTATGTGGGCAGGATTCAATAAAAATTATTATGTCACAACCAATGAAAATTCAGAAGGCACACAACGACTAGTGCATTCTATTGTGGCACCAACATTA